GACCTATCACTAAAAGATATACAGAGGAGAGTTGTATGGCATTGGTAAAGAAGTATGCAGTAATGTTTGAACCCTTTGAGACAGAAGGATTAGAGTACGTCAAAGAGGGCTGCGGTGCTATGTGGGATGATAAGAGTCCTATCAAAACCTTTAACACTAAAGAACAGGCAGAGGTGGAGATGAAGAAGTGGAACACAGGAGTAATAGTGGAGTATGGATATGAAACAAATTAGTATAGACCCTAAAGATAGAATAGAGTTACTCAGATATGTCAACATGCTGAGAGAATTAAATTGCAACACATCAGAGAAGATACCTATCTACTACGAACATGTTTGTGAGTTAGAGTCTCTCATGTATCGGCTATCAAATATATTAGAGTTCCAACAACCAAAAGGTTTAGAGGGTGGTTGGTACGCAGACTATCAACTTAAAGAAGATTTACTAGAGGAGAAATCGAATGACAAGACCCACTAAAGAAGATAGGAAGAAGTATGACATTGACTTTGCTGGTGACTTAAACTTTGGTCTAGGTATGGAAGATGAAGTTATAGCTATGTTCAAAGACAAAAAGATAGAGGTGAAGTCAGAGAAAGGTATGTGGCAGCGAACCGGAAATATAGCTGTGGAATACGAATCATGGGGTAAACCTTCAGGTATCAACGCTACAGAGTCTGACTATTGGTTTCACAATCTGTGTATCAATGGTGACATATATGCGACACTCGTATTTAAAACAGAAACGCTGCGAAAAATAGTTGACTCTCTTGATTTTGTTAAGACGGTGAGTGGTGGAGACCACAACGCATCTAAGATGTACCTTGTAAACATTAAGAAATTATTTTCTAGTGATGTCATCAAGGCATACAAGGGTGTTGCAGAAGAGTCACAAGAAAATAAATCTGAGAAAGGGGATTGACAGCATTTTTTATTACTGTATAATATTACTTTATGTAATACTTAAAGTTAACCTTAACTCCTACTACTTTAAGTTAATTATTTAAGAGGTGAAGATGGATAAAGATTATTGTAAACATTGTGGTAACTTAGTAGATGACAAAGGTATCTGTTTTGAATGTCAGATGGAGAATGAACAGATGGAAGACATGGTTAACAGCCCTTCCCACTACACTAAGGGTGGCATTGAATGTATAGACGCTATGAAGTCTATGGTTCATGGTGCTATAGTGTCTGCTTTTGTGTCGTATTGTTGGCTTGCATCATTCAAATACTTGTGGAGATGGCACTACAAAGGTAAGCCTATTCAAGACCTAGAGAAAGCTAGGTGGTACATAAATAAGATGATTGAAAAACTGAAAGAAGAAGATGAAATACACAACAAAAGCAAAACTTAAAGACGGCTCTACTGTTTATCGTTTTATACCACCGAAAGATGCTAGGCTGTCTGGTGTTGTTAAGAATATGACATTCAAAGATGGCCGTGCAGCTAGGTATGAGATACCTAAACTTGTTAAGATTGTTGAAGACTTCAGAAGAGGTAAGATTCTAGCAGGTAATGTCGATATAAACAGTAACCTAAGGCAGATACTATCTTACTACTACAGCACAGGACAGTTCAACTCGTTATCTTTTAGAACACAGAAGACATACACCTACGGTCTAAATAAAATATGTTCTACAAAGATGTTCGGCAGAGAGTTGGGAGATATAACCCTAAAATACCTCACTCCCACTCACTGCACTGAACTCTATGAGACTTGGGTGCGTAGTGCTAGTGTTGATAATGCTAATCAACTCTCTAGAATGTTCTCTGTTGTTTTAAACTTTTGTATTTCTCTTGGTTTAATAGATAGGAATCCAATGTCTGTTGTAAAGAAGAGGTCACACAAACCACGTTCTGTCGTTTGGACACGAGAGCAGGTTGAATTGTTTATTGGGACAGCTTTCTCACAGTTTAAATACAGAAACATTGGCCTACTAGCCTTGATGTGTTACGAGTGGGGACAGAGACCAATAGATATCCGACTACTTAACTGGGAATCTGTAGACTTTGATAACAAAATGGTGACTATAGTACAGACTAAGCGTGGTGCAACTGTACAACTACCTCTTGACAGTAAGTTAGAGAATTTATTGTTGCAGCAGAAAGAGGATTGGGGATTCCAAGAATATGTAATACCTCACCAAAGACCCTCAGATGGTTCGTATGCTCCCATTGAGCATTCGCAGGTATCAACCCTTGCAAATGAAGTAAAGGCTCTCTGTGACCTTCCTAAAGAGTTACAGATGGGAGACCTGAGGAAGACAGCCATCACTGAGTTAATCAATAGTGGTGTTGACCAACTAGCAATCATGTCTGTAACTGGGCATAGGAACGTGCAGAGCCTTAACCCTTACAACAAACATAACTTTAACACAGCAAAATCTGCACTAGAAATGAGGAGAAAATAGTGAATAGATATATGGTAGAATTAAAGAAACAAATACACAGTAAAAAATCATTTCGTATTTACATAAGAGCTTATAGTATGGCTCAAGTAGTAGAGATGCTTAATGATGAATACTTTATAACAGAGTTGGAGTTAAGACATGAATAAACCATATCACAATAAAGGCTTTGGAACTGCCTTCTTCTACGTGTTCCTACTGCTTGTACCACTCCCTATATTTGCACTGTGGGTAGTAGACGGACAAGATTGGGTGGATAGATTTACAACTAAATACTTTTCACCTTGGCAGTCAGAGTGTTGGGAAAATGCCAAGCATGAACGAGTATGCAAGGGCGATAACAACTGTAAATTTTGGAGGAACTTTTGTGATGGATGAGGGACACGTATTATTTTTGCTAATGATGTTAGCAGTAGTAATGACACTAACATTAAATGTAGTAGTACAAGGATTTATAGGATGATATTAGAAACAGCATTAATGTGTATGGCAGCAAACATCTACTTTGAAGCTAAGAACGAATCCAAACTAGGTCAGTTAGCTGTGGCTCAGGTGGTAATGAACCGTATGTATGACCACAGATATCCAAACACTGTCTGTGATGTAGTCAAGCAGGGACTCACCTACAAGAATGGAAAGGTTGTACTTGGTAAGTGTCAGTTCAGTTGGTATTGCGATGGCAAGTCTGACCAACCCAACATGAAGAGTAAACAGTGGGAAAATGCAATACGGTATGCGTCCATAGTAATGTCTGAGACTATTAATATAGATGTTACTGACGGAGCAACACACTATCATGCTACCTATGTAAGACCTGCATGGGCAAAGACAAAGACGAGAACAACACGAATAGACAGACACATATTTTATAGGTGGGAGAAATGAAATTAACTTTACTTTGTACACTGTTAATGTTACTATCTAGTTGTGAGACTATAATATTCTTATAGGAGAAAGAAATGGCAGATAATCCACACCAAGCATGTCCCTTTGAGGACTGTGGTTCTTCAGACGCATTCAACTGGAATGACGATGGCTACGGCTTCTGTCACAGTTGTGGTGAGTCCTATCCAAACAAGCACCGACTACCTGTGTTTGATTGGGCAAAGCAGAGTTACCCACTAAAGAGGAGAGAAAATATTATGATGAAAGAAGTTAAGGGTGTCACCTACGATGACATCAGGGGGATAGACCCTGAGGTTTGTAAGCTGTATGGCATACAGATACAGACAGACGCAGACGGTAAGCCTGTTCGATACGCTTACAAGTACCCACACACGGTCAAGTACAGGGCCTTTGATGACAAGTCTAAGACTTGGATAAAGGACAAGGGTGTAGGTATGAATCACTTGTTTGGTCCTGAGTTTAATTCTAACTCCTCTAATAAACTCTATGTGACCGAAGGGGAGTTTGATGCAGCAAGTCTCTACCAGATACTAGGTCAGAAGTTTTTTGTTAAGTCACTCCCCTCTGCGTCTATCGGTGAGAAGTTCATCAAGCAGAACTACAACTATCTCAATTCCTTCAAAGAGATTATCTATGCAGGTGAGTTAGATGATGCAGGACGCAGGAGTGCAGAGAGATTGTACGAATCTTTTCCAAGTAAGCTCTACTATGTACCCATGTCTAAGTACAAAGATGCTAATGAGTTTCTCATGGCAGGTGACGGAGAAGAGTTGAAGTGGACAGCTTTGAAACCACAGAGGTACTCACCTGACAACTTCTTCTGTTCCGATGAAGAAGTAGCACAGGCTATACGTACAGAGAATCCCTACGACTACACTCCGACAGGACACACAGGTCTTGATGACAAAATTCGTGGTATAGTCAAGGGTGGCTTGACGTTCCTAAAAGCACCAAGAGGTACAGGTAAGACCGAGGTGATACGGTACTTTGAGACAGGATTGCTGAAGAATCCAGACACTAGGATTGCTCTCCTGCACATGGAAGAAATGCGAAGTACAACGTATCGTGCTATGGCTACCTACCATCTTGGTGTGAACGTCAGGACAAAGGACGATGCACAAGAGAACAACGTATCAGAGGATGATGTTATAAAGGCTGCCCTTGAAGCGACACAGGGAGAACGTACCATAGTATTTGAGATGCGTTCACATGATGACCCTCTCAAACTACTAGAGTATACACGGCTTGCGTCCACCGTCTACGGTGCAGAGTACATCTTTGTTGACCACGTTCAGAGACTAGCCTACCTTAGTCAGACAGGTGTTGACGGTGCTACCTCTGTGCTTACATCTCTTGGTGCAAGAATGGCACAGCTTTCCAAAGAGTTAAACATAGGTGTTGTATTTATATCACAGGTCAATGATGATGGACGTACTAAGTATGCTTCCTCTCTAGAAGAAGAAGCTATCATCTGCATCAAGATAGAGAGAGATGTAGAGAACGAAGACACTACTGTTCAGAACACCACCGACTTTATAGTGGATAAGAACAGACCTTTTGCTAGACTCGGTAGAGCAGGTAGTGTATACTATGACCCTGAGACAACACTCCTCACAGAGGATACAAGGGAAAAGGATAGGAACGCAGCATGATAATATTTGATGTGGAATCAAATGGACTTCTTGATGATGCAACAAAGATACACTGTTTGTCTTTCGTAGATACAAAGGCTGAAGAACCATACGATAATACTGTTATAACGTACCACGACTACGATGACATGCGTAAACTTTTAAGCGAAGCAACACATCTTGCAGGTCACAACATTATACGGTATGACATACCACTACTAGAGAAGTTATTAGATATTAAGATAGACGCAAGACTATACGATACATTACCTATGTCTTGGGTCATAAACCCTACACGAAGCAAGCATGGACTAGACAGTTTCTTTCCTGACTTTGGTATAGAGAAACCAAAGATAGATGATTGGAACAACTTGTCTATAGAAGATTACTCACATAGATGTGAAGAAGATGTTAAGATTACACAAGCACTATGGGATAATTTACTTAAAAGATTTATGGTGCTGTACAAAGATAAGAAAGAACTAGATAAGTTTTTTAAATACTTAGAGTTTAAGATGGACTGTGCTAGACAAGCAGAGCGTTCAGGTTGGAGAGTTAATGTTGACTTAGCCAAGAAGTGTGTTGACGAGTTGACAGAACTACAGAATAAAAAAGTAACAGAACTTATAGACGTTATGCCTATGAGAAAACTCTACAGAGTGCAGAGTAAACCAAAGATATGCTATAAGAAAGATGGTACTCTATCCTCTCACGGTAGAAGGTGGTTTGATTTACTAGAAGAGCATGGTCTTCCAGATACATACGACAAAGATGTGACAGTTGTTAAAGGTGCAGAGGAAGCCAATCCAAACTCCACTGACCAAGTGAAAGAGTGGTTGTATTCTTTGGGTTGGCAACCTTGTACATATAAGTACAACAAGAACAAGGAGACAGGCGAAGAGAAGAAGGTAGAGCAGGTTAGAATCAACGGTGAACTAACAGAGTCTGTTAAGCTACTAGCCAAAGACAATCCTGCTGTGCAGGTCTTAGATGGTCTCACAGTTTTACAACACAGACTAGGCATACTTAACGGATTCGTTGAGTGTGAGCGTGACGGATACCTACGAGCAGAGATAGATGGACTTACAAATACCCTACGTTTCAAGCATAAGAAACCTCTTGTCAATCTCCCATCAGTAGAGAAGCCTTGGGGAAAAGAGATACGCAGTTGTCTTACAGCACCTCAAGGCTCTCTCCTCTGTGGAGCAGACATGACCTCACTAGAGGACACGACAAAAAGACACTATATGAAACCGTATGACCCTAAGTATGTAGAGGAGATGTCACGTAAAGGCTTTGACCCTCATCTTGACTTAGCTAAACACGCAAAGGTTATCACACAGTCCGACATAGACAAACATCAGAGGGGGGAGGTAGACTTGAAAGCTTTGAGAAAAGACTTCAAGGTTGTCAACTATTCAGCTACTTATGGAGTAGGTGCTGCCAAACTTTCACGAGAAACAGGTATGTCTGTGAAGAAAGCACAGGCTCTGCTTGATGCCTATTGGAAACGTAACTGGTCTGTCAGAGCATTCTCAGATGCACAGAAGATACGAAAGATAGGCGAAGAGATGTGGATACAGAATCCTGTCAGTAAGTTTTGGCATTCACTACGCTATGAGAAAGATGCTTTCTCTACTATCAATCAGAGTACAGGTTCGTACTGCTTTGATAAGTGGGTAGCATACTATAGAATGAGAAGACCAAACATAGTTGGTCAGTTCCATGATGAAAGTATAAATGTAATAAAAGAGGGAGAACAGAATGAACACACAAGTGTTTTAACGTGGGCAATCAATAAGTTAAACCAGCAACTTAGACTTAATGTGGACTTAGGTATTGACGTTCAATATGGAAAAACATATGCCGATGTACATTAGGGGTTGCAATATAAATTTTATCTGATATAATAAGTCAAATTAAATAGGAGAAAATAAATGGCTACA